AAAACTCTAGGAGGATATTCACCAGGGTATCCTCTAGGAGCTTTATAAAAGGTAAAGCCAAAACTAAGGGAGAGAAATAATGGAAGCACAAGAATACTTAGATGCAATTACGCAAGTGATTGATTTAGATATAGAACTTGACTTATTAGATGGAGATACATTTTTTAAGTTGCAAGATATACAAGCACAATTACAAAGAAAATTAGGAGGTAAATAATGGATATAAAAACAAAGATTGAACTAGAGAAAAAGAACTTTCAACACTATATAGACTTAGGTGTTTATGATAGCGAGGATATAGCAGGTTTGGAAGCCTGGCAAATTATTGACAAAATTAGGAAAAGAGATTTTTCGCCAATGGATAATTTGATATGGCACTACACAAGAATAACTTTGTTAAATGAATTACTAAATGTGGGAGAATAATGGATATATTAGAAAATGCTTGTAATACAGTAATAAATACTTTATACAAAAATCCAGAAGTATTAGGAACAGAAATAACTAATGGAATTGTATTTGATTTATTGTATATAAGAAACAATGCAAGTTCTTTTAAAGTAAAAACTAAGGGAGAGATAATGAAAATACTAATAGGAGAATTTGAATTAGAGCTAGGTGACAAAATAATAATTGACACTAGCGATTTAACAAAAGAGGATATTGAACAGATTGAAATGGTATTAGTTTCAACTTGTTCAAGTTATAAAGTAGAGGGGGAATAATGGAACATGACGCAGAAACTTGTGATGAGTGTATTGTTGCAAGAGAAAACGGCGATATGGATAAACAAGGATATGAGGAATAATGGAATATATAATAAAAATAGACACAGGGAACGCAGCATTTGGCGAAAATAATTCTGCTGATGAGGCTATTGAAGTAGCTAGAATTTTAATGGGTTATGCTAATGCAATAAAAGATGGAGAAATTATTTACGATATATCTCTAAAAGATATAAATGGAAATAAAACAGGAACAGTTGAGAAAATATAAGGAGGATACATGAGAAAAAAAAATTATAAAGGTTGGTTAAAAACTAAACAAGTAGCTATAGGCAGAAAAAGATACTACGAAACTTTAACTAAACCTAGATTTATTTGGTTAGATAATTTAATAAATAAATTAAGTAATAAATTAATTGATTTAGCTTTTTATATTAAAGAATTAAACAGAAAATATAACGAAATTGAATACGAAAAAATGCGTTATAGAACTATATATAAAACAGAATATATTGAACAA